GCGGCGGCGCTGGTGGCACCGGGGGTGCAGGCGGTGCCGGTGGAACTGGCGTGGGCATCGGCATTGCAGGGGCCGCTGCGCAAGCCGCAGCCAATGCAGCCGCACAGGCCAATGCAGGCGCCGCGGTGGTGGGCTCGGGCAATAGCTCGAACAACATCAAGAACACGAACAACATGGCTCAGGGCCAGCAGCAAGGCCAGGCGCAGGGGCAGAGCCAGTCGGCGCGCAGCAATGCCACGGGCGGCGCATCCAACGCGAACTCGATGAGCGGCGGTAACTCCCTCAGCGGCGGCGCCGTGACAGTCTCTGTCGAGGGCGCCAAGGGCGACGTCTACGTGGCCCCAGCTCAGGAGCGCAACCCCGTTGCCACGGCCTATGCGGCGCCTCTGACATCGACGAACGGTACCTGCATGGGCTCTTCCAGCGGCGGTGGCCAGGGGGCAGCCATCGGCATCAGCTTTGCCACCACATGGACGGACAACAACTGCGACATCCGCTATGACGCCGAAGCCCTCCGTGCCGCCGGTCTTGCCGATGCTGCCCGCGCCCGCCTCTGCCAAAAGCCGGAGATCAAGGCCGCCATGGAAGCCGCAGGAACGCCTTGCCAGGACAAAGGCTCGGCCAAGCGTGCCGAAGCTGCCCTGAGTGGCACTTCCGTGGCATCGGCTGAAGTCGCCAAGCCGCAATACACGGACCCGATCGTGCGCGCCCGCCTCGGCCTGCCACCGCTGAAATAAGCAAGAGCTTCGCGCTTGCGTATATTTAGGGGACTTCGGTCCCCTTTTCTTTTCTGGAGAACCTCATGCCCAAAGCCAAAACCAAGCTGCCGACTATCGAATACTACTGGTCAACTCCCACGCGTGTCGTAGGAGGCACTGGCGAGATCGGGAATCCCTTCCGTTACGCCGATGGCACGCCCGTGGTGAATGTCCGCATCATGGCGGCCAATGGCTTGCTCGTCGCTCAGATCACGCAGGGCTTCAGAGACAAGCATGATGCACGGCGCGGAGTCGAAACTCTAGCCGCTTGCTTCCGCGCCGTTCCAGACCCTCACCTCCTCTCTGACTTGGTCGCACTGAAGGCCCTCAAGGAGGTCGGCCCTGGACCGAAGCCCAAGGCCCCGAAGGATTGACATGCAAGACCACTACGAAGTCCTGGGCATCGAAGAAAGCGCCACGCTCGGCGAGATCAAGGCGGCGTGGCGTCGCGCTAACAGCCGGGCACACCCGGATCGCGAAGGCGGCAGCCACGAGGCCCAGGCGCGCGTTAATGAGGCCTATCGCATCCTCAGCGACCCGGAGGAGCGGGCGGCCTACGACAGCGGCCTGGAGAGCGCTATTGCCGACCCCAAAATGGCGTGGGCCCGTGAGTTCCTTGCCACGGTCTTTCTTGCCGTGCTGACTCAAGCGCCCGAGGGCTTGAACCTCGTAGAGGATACGTTCCGCATGCTGGCCGAGCATCGAGCCGAGCACGTGCGAAGTCTCACGGAGCAGCGCCGGACGCTCAGTCAGCTCGTGAGGCGCAGCAACGCGTTGCTGTTCAAGGGACAGGGCATCGACTACCTCAAGGCAGCTGTGGAGCAGCGCATGAGCCAATTGCGCGAAGCCATTGAGGCCAACACGAAGATGATCGAGCGCATCGATGGCGCCCACGAGATCCTGCGCGACTACGAGTTCAAGGTGGCCGCTGGTGGTCAAGCTCCTACCATATGGGACCAGATCGACCGGCCTAAAGCCATTCCCGCCCGCCGCTTTGCCATCCAGTGGCCGGAGGGCTCTTGATGAAAGTCAAAGGACTCAGTATCGACGTGGGCTTCACCAACATGGGCTTTGCCTTTGTCGAGGTGGATCTCAGCCTCGGGGGCCTCAAGAGCATTGAATGCATCGGCCTGGGACTGGCACAGACCGCCAAGGATCAGGGGAAAGCCGTGCGGGTGAGCAGTGACCGCCTGAGGCGCGCTCAGGAGCTTCACGAGGCCCTCCACGAAGCCATTGGCCGCTACGGTGCTCAGGTGGCCTTCGCTGAGATCCCAGGAGGCAATACCCAGAGCGCCACGGCTGCCTATTCCTTGGGAATCGCCGTAGGCGTCTTGGCCTCCTGCTCCATCCCCATCATCGAAGTGAGCCCCATGGAAGTGAAAGCGGCCGTGGCTGGGCGCAAGGTTCAGAAGGGGGCTAGCAAGGCCGAGGTCATAGCCTGGGCAGAAAAACATTGGCCTGAGGCCCCATGGATGCGAGCCACTGGCCGCGCCACTGTGAAACGCCCACTCGCCCCTGGGAGCAAGGAAACCATCACGGTCAGCCTTCCAGCGGGGCGCCTCACTAATGACAACGAGCACCTCGCTGATGCCATGGCTACCGTAGCTGCTGGGATCGACACGCCAGCCTTCAAACAACTTCTTGCCATCCACCAACATGCAATACCCATGTCTGCTCACCAGCGACCTGCACCTCGTCGCGAGCGAGTCAACCTCCTATAGGTTCTCTCTCTTTCCCTGGTTGATCGAGGAAGCGAGGGCGGAGAAGGTGAAGAGCCTCTACATCCTGGGCGATCTCACCGATGCCAAGGACAACCACAACGCGGATCTTGTGAATGCCATCGTGGAGAACCTGTGGAAGCTCTCCCAGGTGGTGCCGGACATCAAGATCCTCACGGGGAACCATGACTGGCTGCTCGATGGCCAGGAGTACTTCCGATTCCTCGACAAGCTCGACGGTGGCCGCGTGAAGTTCATTACGACGCCCTTCGAGGATCCAGACGTCAAGGGCCCCTCCGCCTTCTTCCTGCCTTACAGCAAGCAGCCTGCCAAGGACTGGGCGGGCTTCGACTTCAGCCACTACGAGTTTCTCTTCATGCATCAGACCGTGAAGGGCTCCGTGTCCAGCAACGGCCAAGAGATGGAGGGCGAGGATCTACCAGCCTTGAATGCTGGGAAGGTCTACAGCGGCGACATTCACGTGCCCCAGACCATTGGCAACGTCGAATACGTGGGGAGCCCTTACCACGTGCACTTCGGCGATGCCTTCACCCCACGCTGTGTGCTGCTGGAGCGCGGCGGCAATCCGGTGAACCTTTACTTCAAGACGCTGCAGCGCGTCACGCTGGTCGTGCGTGATCGGCTCGTGGCTGGAGATCTCGCTCGCGCCAAATTGCGCAAAGGTGATCAGGTCAAGCTCCGCATCAAAATGAGCGAAGCCGACAAACATGGCTGGGCAAAGATCCGCCGCGATGCCGTGGCGATGCTGCGGGACTACGAAGTCGTTATCGCCGGTGTTGAGCTGATCGTGGAGAAGGTGGAGCGCAGTCTCAGCTCAGCTGCGCGGCAGGCCACCTACAGCCCCTCCCAGGCCCTCACGCGCTTCGTGGAAGCCGAGGAATTGGGAGGCCTCGCCCTTGAACTCGGAATGAAGGTGATCGAATCATGAAGCTCTACGCTATCCGCCACGTGGCTACGAAGGAACTCATGCCGGAGACTCACGGCCACTACACGAAGTGGGAACCTACGGCCAAACTTGACCGCTGGGGAGACCCAAAGAAAGAGCTGCCACCTCGCATGTTTCTGTCGAGGAGAACGGCCGTTTTGGCCGCAGCCGCTTGGGTACGCGGCATCTACAAGACTGCCATCGAAAGTGCCAGTGAGGGTTGGGAAAGCCCAAACTCAAACTATGACTACCAGACCGAACCTCAGCTCCACTCTCCAGCGATCCCGAGAAATAAGGGCGATCTCGTCGTCGTAGGGTTCAACTTATTTGAGGATGTGAAGTTATGAAAGACGGGCCTAAGTACTTCGTGCGCAACGCGGACCGGTTCTACTGGGTAGGCGAGGTGTGGCGGGTCTGGTGGCAGCGGCTCAAAGGGCCCGGCGTGAGCGTGGATCGCATCCGCGCAGAGCTGACGGCCTTCGATCATTTCTATCTCGCTGTGCAAGCCTCTGTGGCCCTCCTCATGCGCTGGGAAGCCCCTGAGCTTTGCGCCTACGAAGCCTGGGAGTGGGGCATTGAGATCGCCTGGCGTGAGATCGGCGCCTATGAACTCGACGGCGACATTGGCTACGCCTTCGACTACCTCCGCGTGCGCGGCTTTCAATACATCATTCAATCGGACGGAACACTATGACAATCAAGAGCATCCACATTGAGGTCATCGGCAACGCAGGACGCTACCGCACGGTGGTGGTCGAAACGCCGACGACCATGGGCAATCTCCGCTTCGAGATCCAGGTCGACCTGGGTTACACGGCTTCTGCTTTGGCCGGGTCCGAGGCATCGCCCATCACTGCGAAAGCACGCGTGCAAGATGCCGTCGTCAAGGCTCTTGCTGAGGTCGTCAAGCATCCGGCGTTTGGGCTATGACTCTTGCCATTGCAGGGCCGCTCGAAGCCTTCCCCATTCGCAAAACGTACTCACGCATTCTTGTGCCCGTTAGTGGGGGCAAGGATTCTCAGGTCTGCCTGGCCCTAGCGGTTGACCGCTTCGGCGCCGACAGAGTTCTGGGCGTCCACCAGAGAACGAACTTTGATCACTCGCTGACCTATGCACACATGAAGTACATGGAAGAGCGCTACGGCGTGAAGATCATCGACATCCATAGTGAGCAGTACGAGGACGTCCCGGACGTGATGCTGCAGAACTCCATGCTCCCCAGCCGCCAGGCCAGACTCTGCACTCGACAGCTGAAAACCGGGCCCTGGTTTCGCTGGCTGGCCCGACAAGAAGACAAGGATCACCTCCTTGTCTATCTGGGAATGCGGGCAGCCGAGAGCAATGATCGCCGCAAGAATTACGGGCATCTGGAGAACAACGATCTGTATGAAATGGGCGACGTCAGTGGTGAGTGCCCCAAGAGCTGCGCCAAGGTTTCCGTCCAGCTCCCTATTGTGAGCATGAGCACATCAGCGATCTTTGAGTTCGCACGCAAACGGGGAGACAAGCTCAACCCCCTCTACAAGATGGGGCACAAGAGGGTCGGCTGCTTCCCGTGCGTATTGGCAGGGCCACGTTCAATGAAGATGACCGCAAGGGATCCAGAAGGGCGGGCAAACCTCGCACTGCTTGGCGAGATCGTGCAGGTCGTGAAGTGGGCTCGGCCAGATCAAGATCTGAGCCAGTTCTGGCCGCACGACGTCGACGCCATTCTTAGCGGGAAAGACGACCTCGATCCATTTGGCTGGAGAGACCAGCAAGAAGACAATGCAGGTGGCTGCTCATGGTGCAATTTATGAGAGAAGCCCTCCTCATCGAAGAAGAGCCCGACGATCTCCTGCCTCAGATGGCGGGAGTCTTTCGTTGGAAAGCTGACGGCTCCTGGTGGTGCGCCAGGCTCGCCAATAGCCATCACCACGGCCAGGGCCCCACGCCTGAGGCCGCAATGCGCGCTGCCATCGCAGCCGCTCAGCCCAGGAAGAGGGAGAGGCTCGAATGATCCCCGTCGCATTACGCATTACCAATTTCCGCAGCTTCAAGAAGACTGCGGAGTTTGTCTTTCCCCAGGCCCCTGGTCTCTACTTCATGCAGGGACTCAATGAACGCGAGCCCCAGCTCGAAGGCAACGGCGCCGGTAAGTCATCCCTCTGGGAGGCGCTTACTTGGTGCATCTTCGGCAAGACCAGCCGGGGCCTCAAGGCAGGCGAAGTGGGAAACTGGGATGCCGCCAAAGGCACGCGGGTCGAGTTCGACTTCATCACGCCCAGCGGTGAGGAGTGCACCCTCATGCGCTCGTGGAAGCCCAATCAGTGGCGCCTCTACTCCACCGCCAACCCTGACGACTTCGAGGATCTCGACAAGGCCAAGCGTAATTTCTTCATGGGCTGGTTGGGCCTGGACTACGATCCGTGGCTGAGCGCGATCATGATGGCGCAGAACCAGCCCATGTTCTTGGATCTCAAGGCCGAGCCCAAGGCGGCGCTCTTCTCTGCCGTCATGGGCCTGGACTACTGGCTTGATGCATCTGGCAAAGCCTCGAAGATGGCCTCCGCCGAAGACACGGAGATCCGCCAACTCGAGCGCCGTGAGTCCGAAGTCGAGGGCGCCCTCGCAGCGCTGGAGCGCACGGACTTCAAGGCGCAGCACAAGGAGTGGCTGAAGAGCACGGCAAAGCGCCTGGATGAGCTACGCAGCGAATGGGCGGCCTATGAGGAGTACTCCACCCTCAAGGAAGATCTGACCGCCGCCGAGAAAAAAGAGCGCAAGGCCCGCGAGGATCTCAAGAGCCTTGTGGACGCCAGCCGCGATGAGCAAGACGTCTCCCAGCGCGCAGAGCGTGAGCTGGCCGAGATTGACCGGGATCTCGCCAAGGCTGAGCAAGACGAGAAGCATGCCGAGGATCATGTCGTCGCCATCGAAGACAACGCAGCATGCTCCCAGTGCGGGCAGAAGCTCGACGCAAAGACGCGGGCGAAGCACTTGGCAGATGCTGAGGCCATCTACGTCAAGGCGAAGCGCCGAGAGGCTGATCTGAGCGGCCTCTACGAGGACAAGAGGCAAGAGGTGCGTGCGAAGCAGGATGCATTCTTCGCGGCACAGACTCACATTGAAGATGCACGTAAAGCATTGCGCCAGGCCGAAGACGCTACCGCGGGCCTGCGCCGCGACAAGCTCGCCGAGGACAAGAGACTCGATGCTATTGAGGATGAGGCCGAAAAGCTGGAGAAGGCACGCAGCCCTTTCGCCGACATGATTGAGAAGAGCAATGAGCAGGTAACAGAAATGGAGGGGGAGCTTGTGAGGCTTCACAAGAGCCTTGACGCGCGGCGGCACAACCAGAGCATCTATGGCTACTGGGTGCGTGGCTTCAAGGAGCTTCGTCTGCAGCAGATCGCCGAGGCATTGACGGAACTGGAGATCGAAGTGAACAGCGCCGTGGCGGCACTGGGATTGATCGAGTGGGAGCTTCTCTTCCAGGTTGATCGGGAAACGGCAAAGGGGACTCTTCAACGCGGCTTCAACGTGGCCGTGATGAGCCCGCACAATGAGAAGCCCGTGCCCTGGGAGGCCTGGAGTGGTGGAGAGGGGCAACGGCTGCGCATCGCCGGTAACATGGGCCTTGCGGATCTCATCCGCAACCGCACGGGCACGACGCTGAACCTGGAAGTCTGGGATGAGCCTACGCAAGGCCTGAGCCCTCGCGGAGTCGCGGATCTACTCGAGAGCCTGGCTCAGCGGGCTCGGAATGAGTCCCGTCAGATCTGGATCGTTGACCACAGAAGCTACGACTTCGGCGGCTTTGCGGGGACGGCCACGATCGTGAAGAGCCCGAGCGGCTCGCGTATCAGACAATCCACGGTATAGATTGACGGAACGAACTGAAAGGAAAGCAATGACTCAGCAATTGGAAATGGACCTCCCGCGCAAGCGGGTGGCACTGGCAGAAGACGTCGACGCAGCTCCGAAGGGAGAGGCAACGTTGCCAAAGACAAAGAGGTGGCGCCTGCGGCTTCTGCAGACGGAGCCCCTCGTGATCGACAGCGAGACAGGCCTTGGCTACTCTTCGTGGTTCATCCACCAGATCCCGCCTTGTGGTGGCTACTGGGACACGCGGGTAGACAAGACGAGTGAGCACCAGCGCCTCTGGTTTGCTCCCAGCGATGATCCCGTGACGGGAGGCGGCATGTGGTACGAGGAGCGGGCAGGCGGCCTCAAGTTCGTGGGCTCCCATGGGGAGCTGGGCGGCGCTCTGTGGTGGCGCGGCCTCTACCGCCCGCACCCCGATGGCTACACCTGGGTGGTGCCTGGCGCGAAGCGCAAGCGCGTGGGGTTGGTATGAGCTGGGCCGCATTGGGCCCCATCCTACTAGCCCTGCTTTGCGTGATCGTGGTCTTCGTCTTCCCCGGGCTGTGGGATGCCATGGAACGCAAGCACATGCGCGATTCCATACGCGAGGCCGATGACATGATGGAACGCGCGCACCCAGGCTGGCGTAAATCCCGAGGACGGCGGGATTAAAGCGGCAGATCAGGGCGCCCCTCATACCACGTCAAATACGTGGAAACCCGCTGCGCATCCGTGGGATCGGTGCTGGTCAACCTGAGGAGGTAGGTCGTGCTGGGGGCAAGGAGTCGTTCCTGCCCAGCCACTGAGTAGGCGCCTTGAACACTCTGGCCCTGGAGGTCGGAGCCGATAGCGAAAGTAGGGGCGCCGAACTCCACGCCCGCCGCTGAGACCGCGGCGCCGCTCAGGGCTTGAACCGTGCTTGCCACGGGATTTATCTCGTTGAGGTTGTAGATCGGCACTGGAGTGCCACCCGTATAGGTGGGCCCCCGGTAGACACGAGCGGTCAAACCCTTGCCGTCAAAAGCAAGCTGCCGCGCCTTGACGATGACTGGCTTCAAACCAGTGATGAAGATCGTATCCACGGTGGCGCCCGCCGCAAGCGCTGCCACCAAAGCACTGGCCTCGAACTGCACTCCGTTCTTGACATTGGCTTCCGTGTAACTTTGCGCGGTCAGGGCACGCGTGCCGCTGAAGGCTCCCTGCGGGAAGCTGAGGCCCTGCAGATCAGACCACCATGCCGAAAGGCCCGAGCCCCCAGAGATTCCCGCGAGGGTCAGGCGGTACTGGGCCACGGCCCCGTAGTTGAAAATGACCTGTGGCCCCTGTAGGGGCAGATTCACTCCCCCTGGGACTGGCGACCAAACATTCGAGCCCATCAAGCGAGATTCGAGGGTTGCCGTGCCGGAGCCAGGATAAGTGTCGCACGTCAGCACCACCTGCTGATTCGTACCGGGGGCACCAGCTATCAAAAAGGTTTGCTGGCCGTTAGCGAGGTTCAACGGGTATTGCTGGTTCATGGCGGCTCCTCAGGGCTTCAATGGCGGCTTGGGCTTCGGCGTATTGCTTGTAGCAGGTATCTCGTTGCAGTCGGACGTGCTGCCAGAGAGCAGCCTTCCCCGCAAGAAACAATCCATCGTCACGGTATAGTCCGGCTCCTGTTGACCAACCGCTGGTTCCAAGGCTGGGAACCGCGGCAGGGCTGGTCGGCTCGGCTGGCCGCTGGGGACGCTTTGACAGCTCGCCAACAACAAGCTGAAGACGGCGATTGATGTCTGTAAGTAGCGCGGCATTGCTCTTCCTTTCTTCATCGGCTTTCGCCTGAAGTTGATCACTGACTTCACGAACCCTCTCGGCATCGCGCAGAGTGGCCTGCGTGCGCTTGAGTTCGACTTGATTCCAGAGGCTTTGCACGCCCTCTGCGCCATTTTTAGAGCCCAACCCATAGCCGCCCCCACCCACGGCCACAAACGCGGCTACGAGGCCCAGTAACACCCAGGGGTTGAGTAGGCCGAGGTTCATTTCAACGCTCCCACGATACGGGCCTTAATGGCCTTGACGTCTTCGAGGCCGATCTGCCCGCCGTTGATCACCTTGCGGATGGCGCGTGCGTCGCCGATGATGGCATCGGGCACACGGCCTTCCCAGTAGTCCAGGGCGAACCCCAAAGCGAAGTGCGGCTGCGCGGCGAGATCTGGAATGCCCACGAGATCCTGACCGCTGCGTTCCCCCTGCCAGGCATAGTTGGCCTTGCCCGTGAGCATGATGAGACCACGCCCCGGATAGAGGGCGCCATCACCAGGCAAGTTGTTGCCCAGGCGCCCCCCGTACACAGCCTCGAAGAAAGCCCCCTCGTTGTAGGCCAAGGCATCGGCGCGCGGCACGAGGGAGCGCCAGCGGCTGCCCGGGGGCTGGCTGTTGCCGATCTCGCGGATCCGCGCGGCGCTGTACTTGCCGTTCTCTTTGAGGGTTTCCAACTTGCCGCACTCGTGCAGCGTGGTCGAGAGGAAATCAGGCAGCTCCTCGGCGCCCTTGCTGAAGCTTTCGGCGCGAATGGTGTTTTGAAAGATGGGCCCCCATAGGGCAGCCGTGAGGGGGCGGCAACCCGCCGCCTTGAGCAGGGCTTCCCACTCGCCCGGCGATTGCGGAAATTTCATGGCGTTGCTCCTGCGCATTGCGCGTAGAGTTGGATAACGATGGCGTAGTGGTTCGCGCGGTCGGCCTCAGTGGCGCGTTGCGCGAGTTCAGGCAGAGGCGGACAACGGCGAGGTGGGGCTTCCGGGGGAACCGCGGCGCACCCTGCCAACAAGAGGACAAGCAGCGTAATTCTCATCGGCTGTGTTCCCGCAGCTTCTCATTTGCCTTGCGGATCTCGCGATTGACGACCTCTGGTTGCACAGAAGCCGCTGGGGGCGGCGAGGCCTTGGCCGCAACAACTGCGGCCTTCTTGGCCGCCTTGTCAGCCTTGCTAGCAGCCTCTGCCGCTTTGTCTGCTGCTTCGTTAACAGCTGCGGTTGCTTCTACCGCACTGCCGGTTGCCTGGCGGGCGGTGTTGACGCACATCTGCGCCTGGCCGAGCACGGCGTCGAGTGCCACCTTGTTAGCCTTCTGCAGGCGGTCCAGTTCGGCGAGGTGGTTGGTGCGCTCGATCTGCACGGCTGCGTAGTAGCCAAGAAAGGCGCCTCCCCCGGCCAGGCCACAAAGCACCATCACAGACTCGAAGCCCCGCCGCAGATGGGTTCGCATGGGCGTTTTGCGGACTTCGCCCTCATTGTTTTGCATTTCCGTTCCCTTCCATGGCAGCGACCTTTTTCTGCAGCTCTGCCAGTTGTTTGGTTAAGAGTTCGACCTGCCCCGTCAGCACCCACACCTGCTGCAGCGCCGCGTTCCGCTCTTTGGCGATCTCATCGGCGCGAGCTTCGGCGGCAAGGCGGGCGGTCCTCTCGTCGTCGGCGCGCTTAGCGTTTTGGGCCGCAATCTCCTTCCAGCTGTTGATGGCGCCGACCGTGCCCTCGGCGTTGGCCGTGTTCACGGCGTCGGCGTTGCGTTGACGGAAGAGGTACCAACCGGCTGCGGCGCCGACGGCGAGTGTGGGGCCCAGGTATTCCTTCAGCAGGCCGAAGACTTTGAGGAAGTCATCCATCGCGGGAGTCTCCTTTTGTTATAGCCTGGCGGGTCACACTACGTTCGGCACGGTGGGCTCGATCAAGACTTTGGTCGCACCAGTGTTCGCGAACGCCCCGAAGTTGCGAACGGTAATCCCAGCAATGGCAGTCGGGTAGACGCCAGAGACCGCAGAAAGCAGCACGCGCACCGAAGTGGCCGCTGCTTGAGAGATGAATGGCAAGCTGACCAGCGCCCATCTTCCGTTGAGTTCCGTTGCCAGGGTGGTGTTAGGCGCGCTGCCCCGCAAATGAACTCCGCTCTCATTGCGCACGTACATGCCGAGGGATCCCGGAGTGGTCTCACTGGCCCGCATGAGGATGTTCACGCAAACCAAATCACCAGCAGCCACTGCCATGCTGACAGCCAAGTTCGTACCACCCGGCGTCACGTTCCTGACGCCGAAGGGCGTCATGTCTGTGGTGCCCGCCACGGGAAGCCCGTGCGTCCAAGCTGCGGCCCCGTCCGCCAAATTAACAAACTCCCGATGAACCAACTCGTTGAGGTACGAGGCGCCCATTGCTGGCGTTTGCACGGGGTTCGTGGGATCGTTCGACAGCTGCAGTACCTCGTAGCCCCGCGTGTTGGCGTTGTACGGCACCGATTCGTAGTGCATGCGCAAGCTGGAGTTCTTCAGCGTGAACGGGTAAGGATCCTTGTTAATGAAGACCACGCCGCCCGTGCTCCCTTCGAGGAGCACGTAGTTCGCAAAGGTCTGCGCGCCTGAGATGAAGTTCGGCCCCACCTCCAGGTAAGAGCGCGTCGCATTGCAGCGAAAACGCAGCACGAACTCCCCAGTGTTGGCCTCCAAGTAATTGCGAGCGAACAGGACGGCGGGGCGGTTGCCCGTCACGGGCGGAATGTCAAACGACACCACCCGCGCTTGACCTTCGAGCATGTTGTCGGTGATCGTCACCGGGCCGTTGATTGACCCGTTGATGACCGCCATGCCGGCGTCCGGCGCATTCTGCTCCCCTTGGACGCCAACCATTCGCAAGCCGAACAGCATACCCTTGGCGTTCAAGATTGATCGGTTGCTTTGGAAAACGCCACCCTCAATGTTCAGGGTGGCCAGGACCGTCGCAATGTCTGGGTTCTCCACGGTGATGGCATCGCGCAAGCCAATAGCCGAGATATCCCGGATCGTGGCGCCACGATCCGGGCCGTTAGTGCGCGCGGTGAAAGCGATCCCGTCGATGCTTTTAGCTGCAACGCCCACTGCCTGCTTGAAGCTCAGGCCGTCTACCTGCCAGTTGTCGGCAGGGTTGCCCGTCGTGCGCGAGGCGCCGAGGTCAAAGAATCGCGTGAGCCCAGCCTGCCCAATGAGCCAACCGTCTTTCCCGGTGCCGCGGTTGTAGCTCCCGCCTTGGTCGCCGTAGATGCGCACGCCCGGGTTAGTGAAAGTGACTGTTGAGCCCCAATTGAAGGATCCGTCCCAGTTGGAGATGTGCAAATAGCGCTTCTTGCCGGAGTCACAGAGCGTGGCAATGGCTTGCGCAATAGGCGCCACGTCGATGACGCCGTTGGAGATGTCGCCGCCCGCCCAAGCGAGGTCAACGGTCCCCGCCTGCTGGCGCTTCCAACGGCGCCCCGAGGCGTCCACGATGACCGTGATGCCGTTGTCGGCGCTCGTGACGTCGGCCGCGTCCCGGAGGAAAACGCCACCGACGCCCAGCGCCGTGAGCCGAACACCGAGGGCGCGCCCCGTGTACGCACGCAAGGCAGTGTAGCCCTGCATGGGCAACGCGTTGTCCACGATGCTCTGGACCTCGGCAGCCGTGAAGGCCCAAGCAGCCACCGTAGAAGCCGCACTGAGGTCTGCCGTCTTCACGCTGGCCGCGAGCACAGTTGCCGCCTCCGCCGCGCTCTCCCCGGCGTCCGTAGCGTATTGCTGCGCCAGTGTGATTGCGTTGTTGGCCGCCGTCACCAGCGCGGCGTTGGTCTGCGTGAGCAGGGCGACCTGCTGGGCGAGGTCGGCGATTGGATTGGTTGCCATGTGCGTGGTCCTTCGATGCGGCCCCACGTGGGGCCCGTGTTGATTCTCAAGGCAAAAGAAAACCCGCCGAAGCGGGTTGGGTGGTGGCGGTCATGCGCAATCAGAGCGATGCAGCGTGGATAAAAAGTTGATCCAGCGACGCCTCATCGAAGCCAAGCTCTGAAGCGAGCACAGACGCGATGAGAGAAGTTCGCTCCACGCTCGTGGCGAATTCCCATTCGATTTCGACGGCTTCCTTCTGGGGGCTGGGTAGAACAGCGATGGCGGCACTGATGGACTGAAGCTTCCCGACAGCCAGCAACGCGAGGCGCGCCTGGCGCATGGTCACGGTCGTAGGTATGGGAGAAACTGGCGGCTCGTGAGGCGAATTTTCAGAGTGGTAGGGCACGAGCGACGCGATGAATTCTGGTGTGTATCGATCGGCCATGGGCACGAGCACGGCGTCGACACCCTCCCCCGAGACTACGTATTCAGGGACGATGTCGGTCATGCGACCGTTGATGATCGAAGCGAACTGTTTCATTGCATGGTCTCCAAAACTCATCGGGCCAAAACGGAAAACCTGCATTGCCGAATCGAAATCACATCGGCGTTTGCAGCACCCGTGATCGTGATTGCGGGGCTTAGAGAGATGATCTTCTTACCCCCGATTAAGGAGGGCAGAGGTAGCGTGTAGAAGATTCGCTTCCAGCCAGCGGACGCGCTGTAGTAGGTCGGCGATGCATAGGTCGCCGGGGCCGGCGAACTGAAGGTCCCGTCAGCGTTCCGTGCCCCGCATGTGAGGGAAAGGGTCGTGCCTGCGTTGGAATGCCACTCGACCTCGCACAACAGGAACAGTTCGCGATATGCGTTCGGCAGGGCAGGCATGAGCGCCAGTCGATCTACCGTAAGGTCGTTCGACTGCATCGACGTGGTGCCGCCTGCACCAACGGTGAACTGCTCGGCATAGTTGTCACCAACGAGTGCAAAGCCGGTGCGCGTGAGGTTCGTCTTGAGCCAGTAGGCGTTTGAAAAGTCGGGGAAAGCAATTTGCTTGGTATTGGCGAACGACCCACTCAGATCGATCAACCCGCCACCACCAAAAAGATCCGAGAAACGGGGCGCCAACCAAGCATTGCTAGTCAACGTTGCGCCGGCGTCAACAAGCCATGTGTTCAGTTCGTAATAGCCACCGGAAATCACAACGTCGGTGCGGCCCTTGAATCGGAATCCGCGCGAGGCGAAGTCGAGATACGGCGTGGTCGGATCGACCTTCTTGCAGATACCCTCTGCCGAGCAGCCAATCAAATTGATCGTGCAGTAGGCGACCGTGCCAATCGGCGCCTGTACGAGGAAATATCCATCGACTGTGCTGTCGCAGCGGAAGTAGGTTTGAACATACGTTTCGTCCGTGACGTGATCTAGATTGCACACCGAATAAGTGCAATTCAAGAAGCCGCAGTAGTTGAAATGTTTATAAGCGCCGGCCCATCCGGGCGGGTTTGCCAGAGGTGTTGGGCTGACTCCAAGTTTGCCAATGTCGAAACCAGTGAACTGGCAGTTTTCAAAGCGGCCACGCGACAGGCCATCCTGAAAAACAAGTGCGGCATTGCCGAACGTGCGCAACGCTGGATCGGAAGCCTCAGGATTGATTCCACCCACCTTCATGCCATCGATCCGCAAGTTCCGAATGTCGAAGAGGTAGGCGTTCTGAGTGAAGCTGAAACCACTGCAATTCTGAAAGAAGATGCGCGGCGTGGTCTGGCTGTTGAGTGCTCGGCCCTGACCTTCGCCCACGATGGTGATGGGTCGATCAATCGTGATCGGTGCCGTGCAGAGATACGAGAGTTGCGTGTTCTCGATGTGCAGCGGAAGTCCAGTCAGCACCTTCGTGTCGGCCGGCACCTCTGTCACCGACAGGTTCTTGCAGGCGTTGACGGCCGCTTGAATGGCGGCGGTGTCATTCGTGCCGGTCGTCCCGTTCCAGTCGCCCTTCGCCTGGAACCAACTCAGACGCACAACCTGGTCGAAGATGCGTTTCCATCGGCGTGCGGAAGCATCCACAATGATCGTGCCGCCGTTGTCGGCGCTCGTCGTGTCGGCGGCATCTCGCTGGAAGGTGCCCGCGATGCCCGGCGTGGTGATGCGAACCCCGGCCGCCCGGCCTGTATAGGCGCGAAGGGCGGTGTAGTTCTGCATTGGTAGCGCGTTGTCGAAGATGCTCTGAGCCTCGGCAGCGCTGAAGGCGTAGGCCGGCACCGTGGCAGGCGTCGAAAGCTCGTCCTGCTTCACCCGCCCATCCAGCGCATCCTGCACTGTGCCCCCCTCGGCAACGCCCACCTCGGTGGCACCAGTGGGAAGCGCGAGTCCGTTCTTATTGGCGATGACTTGCGCGGCAATGTCGTCGACGGCAATGCCCATCTGCACGAAGGCCGCGTTCATGTCGTCGTAGATGGCCGCTGCCGCCACGGCTTGATCGCGCGCCTCCTCGGCCGTAACAGCTGCCGCTTCGGCGTCGATCACGGCCTGGTTGATCGTTCCGATCTGCTGCCCCACCTGCTGCAGACCGTCGTTGAGTTCCGAAAAATTGCCGTCGAGTTCCGCCCAGGTCAGGGGCCGTCCGATGTTGCGGCGCAGTGTGATGGTCATTGAACTGAACTCCTGTTTTGTTGTTGGCGCGTCAGAGTTGCGCAGCCTGGATGAAGAGCGCGTCGATGGCGGCGCTGTTGAGGCCCACAGACGCCCCCATGCTCGCCACGAAAGCCGAGGTGCGCTCGTAGGTGGCGGCGTCCCATTCAATGCGCGCGCGGTCCCTTGCCGGGCCTGCCAGCGCTTCGATGGCGTCGATCACCGCTTGATACTTGCCGGCGTCCAGCAAAGCCAGGCGCCCCTGCCGTTTGGTCACGCTGTGGGGCACGGCAACTGGCGGCGCGTAAGCAGCCCACTGACCGCCCACGTACTTCCACTTGCCGGGCTCTTTGTTGAAGTCCTCGGCCACTTCCACGAGCTGATCGTTGTTGTTGGAAGCTGCATAGCCGTGCGAGGTCAGAATGCCACTCGCGTTGATGAATGCGTTTTTCATGCTGTTCACTCGCCTCCGTTGGGATTTTGGTACGCGTTCACGTGGTGGGTGGATGAGACGGGATTCGCAGCACCGGTTGCCACCAGGTAAAAGTATTGCTGACCGATATTCGGCATCGGGTAAAGTTGGCCGCCGGTGGTCTCATTGAAAGCGGATTGACCGGTGCCGCCAAAACCAAGTCGGAAAGTGCTCTCGGTTGCTGTGGGGGCGAGTGTCTGCGTCACGTCGAAAATACCCGTTCCGGCTGCTGGGGTGCAGACAAAATCGCGGATCAGCACATTGAAGCTCAGTGCATTAGGCGGCACCAGCGCTGCCACGTTAACGGCAGTCATCGACGTCGCCGTGCCGTTGGTCAGCACGACCTGGCTTGAACCGTAAGTCGACATCGACCCCTGGAAGCGCACGTTGGCCAAAGTGCCAGTTCCGAGGCGTGCGGCCCCGATGTAGGCGCTTGCCGTGTATCCGGCTGGCAACGTTGGCGCGGTTGCCGACAAGCTGCAGAGCGTTTGAACCAGCGTCCCGTTGGTGATGAAGAAAAAGTGCACCCAGGTATTGTTCCCGAATGCCGCCGCCTGATCGCGACCATTGATGATCGGGCCCGCCGCGTTGATATTGCAGGCGGGCGGCGCGACGGTCGAGAACAGGTATGACGCGCCGCTCGCGGCATCGCGCAGCAACACTTCAGCCGCCGTGAAGAGGGCCGTTGTGAAACCGGCGCCCACGGTATTTCCCACGAGGCCCTTCACCCGTGAGCCAGCCGAGGGTTGCGCAGCGGACAGAATCGCCGCAATCGCAGCCGGCGTAAGGGTGTCGTCGATGTTCGCAGCCTGGCGGGCGGCGGCCCATTCGGCGAGGCCTGCGGCCATCAACGAGGCCTGCCGCAGCGCCTTGTTGACGAGGCGCGACGAAGCGACCCCTGGCTTGTTGCCGCTGATACGGCCGCTGTCGGCCAGGTACTCGGCATCGGTGAGCAGATTCGTACCCAGGTCAGTGGGTACGAATTTTTGAATATTGCTAGAGCCCATGATTTTGTCCTTCTGTTACGGTGAAATTTCCTGCGCCCAGCGCCCGGTGTCCCAGCCCTGAAGCTCGGGGCTATCTGCATCCCATGCGAAGAGCGGTCCGGTATCAATGGGGATGGCGTAAAAACGGATACGGACGCCCGAAGGCTTCAAAGGGAAGTAGCCCCCCTCCAAGAGTGCGCGCTGCACAGCGTTGAGGGGATTCCCCACAAAGCCCAGCGTCATCGTCATGTCCTGGTTGTCTTGAACGATGATGGTCTGGGCCCCAGCAAAAACAATACCCCAGATGCGCTCTGCCCCCTCCATGGTCCCATCCCACGCATTGGCAGCGATCTTTGCGCGAATGAGCTGGCGATAGTCCTCATCACCAAGCTCTGCAAGCCCTGAATCGGGATCGAACAAGCCCTGCCATACCCCAGAGTCCCAGCCCAGAAGTGGCGTGGCATCCCAGCTGAAGTAGACGTTCTCCAAGGGGATCGGAATGCGGCGGCTAATGCCCACCCACTCGCCGTCAATGTCGAGTTGCTTGCCCACAGCCACGTCCAGGTTGAAGCCTGAGATCATGTCCTGGCAGGCGAGCTGCATGTCAAGGGCGGGATTCGTCAGAGCCTCCACGGTTGCCATGAACCGTGGCTTGTCGCGATGCTCGCTGGTGATGAGTCCTGAGTAGTCGACGCCAATATCGCCGTAAGCGTAGCCCGGTGGCATCCAGTACCCGGGCACACTGTAGGTGCGCCCGCTCATGGCACGACCACCAGCTCAACGTCTTCGGGATCGCAAACAGCGCGGGCATTGAATGCGATGGTGACGTCAGCATCAGCAGGGACCGCGGGGTCAATGGCGAGCAGAACCTCGTTCACCTCGAAGGTCCGCGCCTGGGCGGCGAGCAAGGGATCAAAGATGTTCGTCACCGGATCCATGCCGAAGTAGAACTGCGCGGGCCCGTAGATGCGGCCCTGATCCACGCGCCCACCAATCTCCAGGCCGGAGATGTAGGCCGCCACCATAGTCTGGATTTGCAGGCCAATGGCGGTCGTGTAGCCACTGCGCGCCTTGACGGTGATCTTGACCTTAATCCGCGTTGCATCTGCCACGAAGTAGCGAATGAAATAGAGAATCCCCGTGGCGCTCGTGACTTCGACCACCGTGGTGCCATGCGTGTAGGCCCCCGGTGTCTTCTTTCGCAAGTAGGTGTTGGCGATCTCCTGCGGATCACCACCCACGGTCACGATGGCCGTCGAGTGCTCAGGCAGCCCGTTGCCATCAGTGGTGTCGGTGTCATTCTCATAGCCCTTGACCTCTTGCACCCCTGGAAGGTTGGCGATGGCCCCCACAATGCCGTCAAGGACGGTCTGGGAGGGCAGGGCCGTGCTCATGGTTTGGCGGCGACGTAGGGCCGCGTCTGTCTCCACAGGAGCCCCTGGGGTAGCAGCTGCTGGATTGGTCACGCTTTGCCAGCCCAGTGTGGGTGTGGCGATCTGCGTGATGGTTCCCGCCTCGGCCTCGATAGCGCCCTCGTCGGCGGCCGTGGCGAGCACGTTCACAAAGCCTGCAGGAGGAATGACGACAAAGACCGGGAGGTTCCAACGTCGGCCTTGGTCATCCGTGGCGACGCCGCCCGTGATCGTGGCGCCGACATTGCCCTCGATCACCAGGGTGGCCGTGCTCCGGCTCGCCACTTGGCGGGCGATGCCATTGAGCTTCACGTTGTTGCTCAGCGCCGTGAACTGCCCAGTGCTTGGCGAGAAGCTGTGGAAGGTGGCGATGATCGAATCGTTGGCATCGCTGAAGCCCTTGGCAACCACGGCGAGGAGCTGGCCGTCCTGGCTGTCGGGAGCGATGTAGGCGTCCGTGCCATAGATCTGCTGGAAGCTCGTTTGCAAGGACTCATAGATCTCGGCATAGGTCGGTGCCACGGGGCCGCTGGGCGTGAGCGTGACGGCCAGAGAGGGGAGGGGATAGGCTGGCATTAGAAGACCTTATCGAGGTTAATGGTTGTCGGCCCATAGATGGTGTCGATGGCTGCCACCACTCTGAAGTTGCGCACCTCGACGGTGCTGTAGTACTTGGTCAACCGCGTGACGCCCGGCGTTTCGAGGATGCGGGTCTTCACCGCGATATCTCGAGTCAGCGCCGTGCGGTTGCCCAGGATGCGCTGCAGGTTCAAGCCTTCGCGAGTATCGAGGAACCACTCGTCTGTGAAGAGGCGCAAGCGCGTGAGGACGGCTTGCGCCACCGTAGCCGGGCTGTTGATGAGGAAGCGCGAGTTCCCGAAGAACTGGTAATCGCCGTTCGCATCCATGGCTCTGTATCGCATAGGGCCTCCTTAATTGACCACGGCCGTGCTGTCACCGCCAATGGTGACTCCGCCATGGGTGTGCGTGTCCGTGAGGTTCTTGCCGTTGTAGGTGAAGGTGCCGCCGACATAGGCCGTTGCCACGTTGCTGTAGGCCATGGAGCCGCCGCTGATGCTCATGTTCATGTTCGTCATGGTCACCGTGCCAGCGCCGCCGCCAACCCCCAGCCAGCTCATGTTGCCCAGGAAGGCAATGATGGGCGATGCCACGCCGAAGCTGGTGGCCGCCGTGCTCTGGATGACAGGCGCCTGCAGGTCGATCCGCGTGCCGCTCTTGATGAGCACGTCGTCATCGGCATCCGCCTCGAACTTGCCACTCGTCTTGACGCGCACCAAGTGACTCTCGGGGTCGATCTCCACAAAAGCCTCCCCGTCGTTGCTACGGAACTGAGCGCGCGTTGTCGAGATATCCGAGATGACGCGAGGCACCGAGGAAACGCCCACAAAGGCGAAGCCATCGCTGAGGTCGTGCATTCGGATGTCAGCCTGAACCTGAATACCACCACTTTGCCACCAAGCATCAATGCAGCGATTAGCGAAGACGACGAGGGCCTCATCTCCGCTCTTGATGGGGAAGGTCATGGTGACGCCACCGCCCTCAGGGAAGTGCACAGGTAAGTCCACGAGGAGGGGGAGGGCGATCCACTGGAAGCTGCCATCCGGGTTTTGCGCCTGGGCCTTCACAACGGGCTGGGCCGTCACCGTGCGCTTCTCAGGGTTGAAGCTCTGGATGAGGGCAGGCATGCTCGTGTAGATCTCCGACTGCATGCCCTGGAAGGCGGCAAGCAATGCGGTCTGTTGGCTGGCGCTTCGTTCTCGCCTATCCATAGGGTTTCACCTTTTTCGTAACGAGGTCGACGGCTAGGCAGACGAGGTCAACATACCACTCGGGGCCTCGCGTGTCGCCAACAAACTCAGCGCTGTAGATCCGATAGATGCCGTCGTCCGCGATGCTCGCGAATTGCTGAACTCCAGCCCAGCGGTCGTAGGGCACTTGGCCGCCGACGATGGCAGCCTCGGGGCTGTTCTCCGTGCGGTTGATGCTTCTGTTGTCGATCTTCACGAGGGCACCGATGACGAGCTTCGGGTTGATGAGCGCGCGACAGCGCATGCCGTCCTCTGTTTGCTCCACGCGGCCAATGAGGCCAGAAGCCGATGTGAGCACCACGGCCTCACTGGGCAGGTAGCCATCCAGGGGAATGACATTCACTCGCCCGTTGGAGATCGTCCAGGTGGCACCTTGGGCCGCAGTCTCCTGCCGCAATGCAGCCCGAGCCAGGCCGAAGAGCACCTTCCCACGGGGCAGCACGCCTCCCGTGCTGGGGACGAGCACCTTGCCGCTCTCTACGCCCTGTGGGGCCATAGCCCCGATCATTGCGCCGAGGCGCTGTGCGGGCGTGCTTCCCGAAGCCAACGTGGCATTGACCAAGGAGAAGTTGTACGCCATGTCGCCATCAGCCGCGAGGATGTCCAGGTACGTCGAGATGCCCGTGGGATCCTTGACGTCGCGGAATTGCTTGATGGTGCCCTGGAAAATGACGCCGAAGGCGCTGTTCTCGTAGCCTGCCTGGAGCACGACCTTGCTGTATTCGCCCTTTACCTGGTTGACCGTGTCCTCGCTGAGATTGAAGACGCGAATGGCGCAGTTGTCCGGGCTCTCCTCGTCGGCTTGCCGCGTGGAGAACTTGAACTGCATCTCGCTCAGGTCAAGAGCCTTCTCACCCTCGACAAGGAGCAAGGAGGCCTTGCGCAGGTATTGGCTATCGGGTTCCATGTCAGTCCTCGACTACAAAAAAGAGGCGCCCCGCGGTGCCCAGGTTCTCCAGCGTTGGAACGGCATCGGTGTCGCCATCGGTTTGCACGATCAGCATGCCGCCAAACTTCATGTAGGCGTACTGGCCAAGGAGGTCAGCGCCCGTCACCAGCGGGATACCAGAGAGCATTGCCACGCGGTCCTGATCGGCAATGTCCAGGCTCCAGCAGCTCCCCGTGATGTTCCAGCGCAACGTGAGGAAGTAAGTGACCCCCGCCAGCTGGATGTTGAAGAGCTGCGGCTGTGCACTGAGAGGGATCTCGTAGGCTGTGCGGCTCATGGCGTGACTCCTCCCGTAGCCGAGGCTGCGGCACTTGCTTCACCTGCCGTCGCGTTGTACTTGTTGCCATCGGCGAGCTGCTTGGTGCCCTTCTCGACGACTGGTGCCGTAGACTCGGGCTCCTGCTGGGCTTCGGGAGGCGCGCCCACTGCCACGACCTGCGTGGTGACGATCTGGACTTCGCGGCACTCGATGGTCAGCACCATCGAGTTCTCATTCTCCTTGTCCGAGAGCGTGTCCATACTACGGATCAGCATGTTCTTGTAGATCCGCTTTCCCGTGAGGATCTCGAAGGGGATTCGAGAGGCTTGGAGCTGCCGCATGTTTTCGTACATGTCCCGCAAGGAACCCACGCCCTCACCACTGGTCATAGAGGTGAGGCCAGAAAGGCCATCGAAGGCGCCGCCGTCATCGAGCAGGGAACCCACGTCGGAGTCTCCCCCCGGGCTCTCACTCCAACCCGCACGGATAGTCACGCTGCTAGGCAGCATGAAAGCGTGGTCGCTGATGACGGCGCCGCTCTCCACCGGGTGGTCCGTGATGACCATCTCATCACGGTGGCGCTCTTCGATGGTGACCTGTGCGGTGAAGGGGCCAATCATGCGCACAGGCGTCACTTGGATGACCTGCTCGCCGGCGTCAAGGCCCGGGTTCAGGAAGCCGATCATTACTGTACCCTCGGTTTCATGTTGCGCACCACGTCAGAGTTGGCGTTGTTGATCTCCGCCCCCACGGCCTTCGCGGCTTGGTTGGGATCGCTGACACCGCTGATGCTGATGTGATTGGTCTGAGTGAAGCTGCCTGCGGCTTGGCCGCCGCCACCGGCGATAGCCGCCATGTAGCCGCGCGTCTCGGCGGGGGCGCGCCCCAGGCCCTTGCGGTCCACGTTGCCTTCACCCCAGTTGTAGGCAGCCGCCGCCTTGTTCTGGTCGCCGTCGTACTTCTTAAGCAGATTGCTATACATCTTGGCGGCAGCCGTGGCGCTCTGGTCGAGGTCGTTGGGATCCGAGAGCCCATACTGCTTGGCCGTGGCAGGCATGAACTGGAAGTGCCCTTGTGCCCCCGCACTCGAGAGCATGGATCCACCGCGGCGGCTCTCCTGGGCCCAAACGCGGCCCAGCCACCCCTTGGGCAGCCCATACTGCTTCTCCAGCTTGGCGAAGAGGGGCGCCGCCTTTTCGGCAGCCGCAGCCTGGCGCGCCACCTCGGCTTTGCTTGCCTTGGGGCCTGGAGCGGGGCCGCCATCGGCCAACGTGCCACCAGAAGGGGCCGCAACGGGCGCAGAGGAGGGCGCAGCCACGGAGGGAGGGGGAGTGCCTCCCGTCTTGAAAGCGGCGTCGTCCTGGGCCGTATCCACGCTCGCTTCGTTGGCGATGGGCCGCGCATACTTCTTACTCCCTGCAGAACGCATGAAGTCCTCGTACTTGCCGCGAATCCATCCGGTAACCCCGGTACGAGCTGCTGTGCTCTCGCCTTCACTGATGCCAAGGCGCTCCTTGCTCTCCTTGCTCATCTCCACGCCGCCGCCCGTGGGCTTCAGGCCCACGCCTTCTAGCAGCCGTGACCAGATGTCGCCCTGCTGGACGATCTTGATCCAATCGCTGAGCACCTCACGGCTCACTGCGCTCACCTCCAGCAACTTCGGGAGGAGGGCGATGGCGAGAGTGTCCTTGAAGAGGCCGAGGACTTCATACGTCTCGCGCCAGCTGTTGGCGATGTCCACGCTCGCCTTGGCTGCCTTGTCTTGATCTATGCCAAAAGCCGCCGCCATCTCCTTGCGCTGAGCATTGGCCGCCTTCAGCTTGTCCAGGCCATCCTGCAACATGAAGAGGGTATCTGGGTCAATGCCGAAGAGGTTGGCGTACTTCTCAGCCACGAAGAATGGCATCTTCTTCAGCTGGGTGACGAGGTCTACCAGCACGTCGCTCTTATCGCGGCCCTTCACTTGCACGCCGAGGCTGTTCAGGAGGCCCGTGAGACCTGGGTTGCTCCGCAGGTTGCGGGCCACGGCTTCAAGGCTCTCCTGAACGTTCTTGACGCCTACATTGCGCGCCGCGTAGTCCAAGGCCCTCATGCTCCCCACAGCGCTATCCGTTCTCCGGCTAGCGTAGTAGAGTTTCTCCATGCTGTAGGCGAACGTCGAGACCATGGCGACCGCTGCCGTGCCAACGCCAATGAGGGACTTGCCGAGCTTATCGGCGCGCTTGTCCCAGTTCTTCAGCCCATCGTCGAACTTCTTGCCTTCCTTCTCATCGACCTTGAAGCCAAGGCTGATGAGGTACTCACGCAAGATTGTCGAATTGTCGGCCATGCGGTTACCTCCGTTTGTTCAGTGCTTCGAGCTTCTCAGCCTCAGCTTTGTTGAAGCGATAGAGGTTCTCGTCCTCTACGTCAATCGCCTCGTTAAGCAGCATGACACGGCCCAACGAGATGCTGCCGTCGTAGAGAGCGGCCTCTGGGAGGACGCGCCGCATGACAGGGCGGTACATCTGGTCCTCGCCCTCCACCATGCCGATAGTCTCTACGCTGCTGGAGCCTCGGGACTTGCTGAGGAGCTTCTCGATTCGACCTGCGCGAGAAGCTCCTTGAAAAAATCCTCCAGATTGACCTGGAGGACGGCCACCACGATAGCGATCATGTGCTGCATCTTGATGTCCTCGTACTGCAGCGCCGCGCCCGTGCTGACAGGCGCCCACATGTCTTTGCCACCGGGGCCCTTCTCGGCCCGCTTCACCACGCCCAAGCAAGTGGCGAAGATGTAGTCAGTCTGCTCGTCACTCATCGTGGAGAGCACTTGGCTCACCGGGCCCAGCACAGGCATGAGCTGATCCACGTCAATGCTGCGATGCTGCAGGATCGTGGCAAAGCTAATGCCCATGGTGGCGAGGAGGGGGGCGATGCGGCGACTCACATGGAATTGCTGCATCGCGTTGAGCTGGCCGATCTGGTACTTGTGGCCGCCGATGACGGGTTCGGGATTGATCATTTATTGGTCTCCTGGGGATTAAACTTACACGCCGAGGTTGGCGTCGCAGCGCACGACGTCGAACTCCCACGACACGATGCCGCCTTCCTTGGCGTAGGTGAGATCGGGCACCTTGGAGAAGGCGGTCTGACGGCAGGAGATGCCGTCATTGCGGCTCACGTCAGCGATGACCAGCGTGTTCTGGCCGTGGAGGGCGCCACTCGAACGCTGGAAGTTCGCCATCTGCATGAGCTTCGCATTGGTAGGCGAAGTCTTCAGCAGGTTGACGGTGACCTTGGCGCTGCGGTCAGCGAAGAGGCTGTGCATGCCCTCGCCGTCCGCACCGATGGTCATGCCGTTGAAGGGGCCCGTGGGCACGATCGTGATGCCTTCCTCACTGTTGCCGGCACCGGCACCGATGGAAAAGGCCCCACCGGGGCCCGTGATCGATGCCGTGACGTCGAGGAAGCTGTAGGTCTTGCTCATTGCTCTACTCCTGAAGTTGCTTTGGGTTTACTGATTGACCGTGACAGCGATGTCGACGTGGTGGATGGCGCCTGCCAGCTTGGCGGCGATCTGGATGGGCACGGCAAGGCGGGCCGCACGATCGGCGGGGTCTTGCGTGTCCACGTTGGGAGCGTAGACGTAGTAACCCTTCTCCAGGTAGGAGCCCTGGGTGATGGTGCCGAAGCCGTTGCTGTTCCACACGCCCGGAGCCAGCAGGCCATTCACCACGGCCTGGGCACAGACAGCCTCGCACGTGGTCGTGAGGAGCTGCATGCCAGCATTGGTCTGCGGGATCTTCGTGGGGCTCGTGTAGAGCAGGTTGTAGACGCGCTGCTGCAGCTCGACGGCAAGCCAGTCGGTGCCCGTCACGATGTCCACGAACGTGCCATCGGTCATCACGCCTTGCTCGATGATGGCCGTGTCGTTGTTGTAGTTCACGAAGATGTTGGCGTTCTTCGCTTCGGCTGCATCGGCTTGGTTGCTGTTCAGCGATTCCGCCACGACGCCAGGCTCCTGCTTGAACTTCAGGGTCATCACCGTGTTGTTGCCGTTGAAGTCCGTGGTCAGGATCCGGCCTGCCGCACTGAAGGCGGCAAACAGATCGCTGCTGGAGAACTGCACGAACGTACGGCGGTAGTTGAGCTGCGAGAGCAGGTAGGCGATATCGGTGGTGGACACCGTCGAGAGCACGCCCGCTTCGTTGGTCGTGAGCCAGTAGGTGTGCTTCGTGTTCGTGCCTTCGATGAAGCCAGCAATGGCCAGGTGATCGGCATTGGCAGCAGAGGGCACGCCCACGCCATACCACTTCTGGCCCAGCATGGCATCCATGAGCTGCACAGCGGCCACCGCGGACTCGGCAACCTGCCCCGTGAAGAGGTAGGCGCCACTCGAGGCCGCCGTCATGCCGATCAGCGTGGAGATGTCGGTGCCCGTGGCGGCAGCCTGCATGAAGCTGATGGCCGAGGCAGCGCCGGTCGTGTTGCTGGTGATCTCGAAGCGCTGGTAGTTGGCGTTCCAGATCACCGTAGTGCCGACAAGGGCCGTCTGGATGATGGCCGCCACTGCGTTGAGGTTCGCGGCAGCCGAGAAGTCCAAGCCCGTGATGTCAGCAGCGGCTGCGCCATCCTTGGCGATCTTGAAGGAACCCGTGGTGATGGCGTTCCAGGTGGCGATCAGCTGACTCGAAGAGGGCAGCGTGGCACCGCGGATGCCGCCCTTGCTTGCCGCATTCACCCAGCGGGCGATGAGCATCTCGGTGGGCTGGGGCGACTGGCTGAACCAGCGCTGTGCCGCTTTGTATTCCTCGGCGAGCAGGCCGAAGTCATTGGCGACGTCCGTGAGGTCCGTGTAGCTGCGGTAGCGCTCCACCGGGTCAATGATGGCTGAGGTGCCCATGACCAGCATGTTGGAAAGGCTTTGCGCCTGGGCGCCGGCTTGCGTCAGGAAGACGCTGACGGCGACGACACGCGAAACGGAAAGGGAGGGCTTCATTTTGGCTTCCTTCAGGGGGTGGGAGGGCTGACGATGATGGGAGTGATGTAGTGCTCGTTGTCCAGGCCGATACCGGCGCTGTTGATCGAGGCACTCTTGTAGACGCGGCGAATGCGACGGCGCAAGAGCACAGGGAGGTCATAGCGCTGCTGATAGACCTCCTTCACCAGAGAGGGTAGGTGGCGCTCTCGCGCCGTGTTGACGAGCTTGATGCCTTCACGGCCAAGGGCGAAACGGTTCTGCTCGATCTGCAGGCCATCCTTGAAGATGCCGCACACGCGCTGCGAGTTCGGCCCATAAAAGGAAGCCAAGAGATTGATCTCTTGGTCACGCTCCAGCTCGATATCCGTTTCGTTGACCTGCCGGATGAAGGCGAAGGCATCGGCGTCGCTCGTGTTGATGAGCAGCGCCACCCAGTTCACCGAGAAGTCGGGAAGCAGGGGTGGATTGGGTTGAGCCGAGGGCCGCACCAGCGTAGGGAGCAGACCAGTGATGCCAACCACCGTTTCTTGGATGACGTCAACTAGGACGTCATCCTCCAGAATAGCGGGTAGGGCCTCTGGTAGCACAAAGGGGACTGTTGCCATTGCTTCTCCTATTGCGGGACGTCCACGGCCTTCTGGGACGATGCCACGACCTCGTAGACGCCTTGCCCGTAGCGGCCATAGGGCAGCACTTGCTCAACGACGTAATCGGTGGCGCCGAAGGCATCGGCCCCGGCTGCAGTGACCGGCCAGCGGATAACGTCGGGCTGGTAATGCGTCAAGCCATCGGGGCTCACGCTTGCGCCACGAAAGGCGAAGACGGAGGCCACAAAGATCTTGCGAGGCACGTGCACCTCGGCTTCCCGCTTCATGATGTCGGCGGGATCCTGCTGCGTGACGACGCCCAACAGACCCACGAAGGTTTCCGTGGTGGGGGCCGTCATGCGGCCATGCACGTCGAGCACCTCTGTGCGGCGGCGCACACTGAAGCTATCGGTGAGCATGGGGTCTTGCGTCACGAAACTAACGTCAAGTAGCGGCATTTTCGCCCTCCTGTTTCTTCTTCCTGCTACGAATCACGAAGGTCACGGCGTTGCGCATCTGCGCGGTGTCGACGAGGGGCTTCGCGTATTCAGTGCTGGGCTCTTCACCGGCCCAGCGGCGATCCAGCTCCTGCGCCGCACCCTTGCGGGCACCACCGCCGTTCTTGCGCCCCTTCTTCATGCGCTGACGCAACGTGAAGTCGGAGAGGGGAGGGGGGATGCCCTCGTTGATCGTGCGCTTGATGCTGTTGGCCGCCTTGAAGCCGACCTGCGTGAGGCCCGCCATAGCCTTCTCGGGGCCGCCACCGGCGAGAACCGCCTTGGCCGTTTTGGAGAGCAGCTCCGTGACGTCATCGAGCACGGCCTCCACGCCTGGCGTCATGAACTCGCGCTGTGGGATGTTGGCCTCAGGCGCGCCGTTGTCGTGGATGTAGCCGAGCACGGCATTCGTGAGGTCGGTGTCGACGGGCTTGCCGTTCTCGTCCAGGGCGGGCTTGCGGTCGCTCGTGTCGTCCGGGAAGCCCACTAACACGCGGGCATCAAGGAGGATCTCCAGCCCAGCTAGGAGATCCTGCAGCTCGCCTTTGAAGCTGATCTTCTTGACGCCTGTATCCCCAAGGCCACGCTTGCTTGCCACTACTGCACCGGCTGGGGGAAGACGACTCCAGGCCACGCAAGGCCGGGGTCGTAGTTGCTGCCGCCTTCGGGGACGCCTACCTGAACGGGACCGGCGCCGACCATCCGCACGAGCTGGATGTAGCGCAGGCCATACGAGGTGAGATTCCAGTGGCCGTTCTTCGGATCCATGGCAACGCCTGGATTGCGCGAGTAGCTGACCTTGTCGACACTGCCCGAAGTGAGGGGGCCCACAATGGCCCCAGGCGTGCCACCGCCACCAGAGCCTGTGCTCATGGCTTCGAGGGCGAGGTTGTGGGCTACGAACAGCATGATGCCGTAGCTCTGCAGATCTCCCCAGCGGTAAGCGTTAGCCACGAGGAGGTTGCCGAGATTGATCCAAAAATTGATCTCGGCATCGGGGTATTTGGTGACGTCCGAGAACGCCGGGAATGCCGCCCTGAATTCGGCCACGGTGACGGGAAGAGCCATGTGGCCTCCTTCTTTAAGGGTGGGGGTTACTTGATGACGACGCCATTGGCCTCGGCGTACCAGTGCTCGGCGTGCTCCTTCGGCATGCGCGTCGTGCCGAAGGAG